AATCAATTAGAAATAGTTGATGCCATTGAAAATATTGATTTTTCAATGTTTTGGATGGATAAAAACAGCATTCCCTTGGAAAGGAACGCTGAAATAAATGTGAATTCTATGATAGCAAAAGGTTATAAACAAGAATATATTTTAAATATAGAAACAGCAAAAGAAATATGTTTAGTAGCAGGAGCAAGTAATAGAGCTAATCCCGAATTAAAGAAAAAATCAAAAGAATATAGAAGATATTTGATAAACGTAGAAGAAAAGTATAAAAAGTTGCAAAATCAATTAATTCAAAGCAATACAATATTACCTAAAGAATTAAAATGTGAAATGGATGATTTCATTAAAGAAGCTAAAGAAATCAAGTCATTAGTTCATGTTAAAAAGAAAGAGAGTAATACATATGTGAAACAGATAAAACGATATTTAGGTATAAATAAAATATCAGATGATAAGTATGGATATAATACAATTAAAGATATGTTTTTATCTAAATTTGAAGTAGATAAGTTTGAAGATATAACTGTATCACCAGAGAATATATTAGAATTAGATAAAATATGTAAATCTTATACAAGGAAATTTGAACAGATAAGTATATTTGATTAAAAATAATTAATAAAGTATTTGACAATATAAATAAAAGTATTATAATTATAAGTATAAGGGAGGATTGATATTATGTTTAATATTAATGATTGGATTTATTACCGACCAAAGAAAGGAACTAAGAAAATAAAATGTAGAGTTACAGGGGTAACATACGACTTGGTTAACTTTAAATATATACTAGAAACTAAAGACGAAAGAGTTATCGAGAATGTATCTGTTACTCAATTAAGCGATAGATAAAAATAATTAATAAAAGGAGAGATGAGTTATGATGGAAGAAATGTTAGATAAATTAGAAGAAATAAAACAATTAGTTGTAACAACAATATGTGATAGTCAAAGTATATGTAATCATTACTGTGAAAATTGCGAATTAAATAAAGATATAAATAATATAATTGATGAATTTGAGGATTTGAAGTTACTTATGGAAAAGTCAGATATGTAAAAATAATTAATAAAGGAGATGGTAAGATATGAATGAAAATTATATTTTGTTAAAAGAAGATAAAAGAGAAGAATTAAGAAAAGCATATGATATTATTGAAAAAGTAAAGAATGATATAAATCCAGACTATGAGGAATATGTATGTTTAGAAACTACATTAGATTATTTGAATGTCGCTATAAACTATAAGAAAAAGAGATTATCTTAAGACAAAAAAACAATAACTTAATACTATTAAACAAAGAGATAGCTAACATAGAAGTTAATAAGAATGTAAAAAATAAAAAATATAAAGGTGGTGATAACTTGGATAAATTAGAATATCAAAAACAATTAAATTATGATTTAATAGGAAATCAGTTTGATAAAATTACAGATATAAATGATATTGAATATCAAAGACAATTAGATTATGATTTAATAGGTGAAATGGTTAACGTAGATGATGAAATAAAAGATTTAATAATAGATAAAGACACAGTTGCCGTAAGTATACCAAAAGATAGTGTTGTAAAATTTCCAATAAGCACAGACGAAAAGAATATGAAAGACAAAAAATGTGATTATAAACTTTTAATAACATTAACATTATTGAGCAGTTATACTTCTGGTGAAAATCACAGGTATATTTACAAAGATGTCATCATTGGAAATAAAGATAAAATTGAAAATTATAGTGGTAAAAAAGTAAACACAGTTATTAGGAACGTTAGAAAATTATCTAAATTAAAGGGAAATGCTATAATTGCTAAAGAAGTTAATGGTAAAATAGTATACATAATCAACTATGCAAATGAAAATGGAAGAAAATATGTAATTGTTGAGGAAGATTTATTAAGATGTTTACTTGATACTGGTAATTCTAATTTAATAAAAGTATATATGTTGTTAAAATATCGTTGTAATGAAAATACTGAAACAAGAATAACAAGAAAAGATATAGCTGTAAATATAGGTTTAAATGGAGATAGTAAAGATAATTTAAAAACAATAAGTAACATAATAGTGGATTTATGTAATAAATATTTAATAGAAGTATCAAGAAAATATGAAAATAAAATGTGCGAAGATGGAAATTTTAAATTTGCAAAATATCTTTATATTAAACTAAATAACTATGACACATGGAAAATTCGTCACGAAGAAAAAATAAAAGAAGAAAAATAAATATTTATCTTTTTATCTATTTATCTTTTTATCTATTTATAACAGCCCTAGTTTCTTACCTTAGTAGGTGATAAAAAAGGGTTTAGTAGGGGGGTAAACTTACCCTCCCGTTGATATTACTAGGTTTGAGGATATAAATAAATTTTAAAATAGGAGATGGTTAATATGAGATTAGATTGTGATTATGATTTATTAAGAGATATAGTTGATATAGAATTTAAAAATTTTAATAAAATGATATCAGAATCAATGCCTTTATTAAAAGAAGAGGTTATGAAGGCTTATTGGATAACAAACCAAGGTGTATTGTGGGCAGAAGGATTAAAAAAGATTTTAGAAAGATTAACCTTATATGAAATTAATGTCACAAAGAAAATAGATAGTGTTTATACTCCAGAAGGAGAATTTTTAAAATTAGATATTGAAATATATGTTAATGATGAACAAATACATCATATAGGTTTGCAAAACAGAATTTTCACAATAATAAATAACTATAAGTAATTTTTAAAACAATTATGTTAATATAATGATATAAGGTGGTGATAAATAATTTATTTTAGAAAATAATTAATAAAAGGGGAATATGAACATGAGTAGAAAAATAAAATTTAGAATATGGGATAAAGAAGGAAGTAAAATGATAAATGGTAATGATTTTACTTTTGATGAATATATACCTATAAATTATATGTTTAATGATTCTAACAGGTTTATATTTATGCAATATACGGGTTATAAGGATAAAACTGGAAGAGAAATTTATGAAGGTGATATTCTAAAATGTAGACTTCATAATAGCAAATATGAAAATTATGCAATTAAATGGGTACACATTACGTGTGGATTCGAGGCATTAAACAAAGATGAAAGTAATTTTATGGATTGTTGTATATGGAATGAATTTGAAGTAATAGGGAATATATACGAAAATCCAGAACTATTAGAAAAGGAAAAATAAGTGATATTCACAGAGTGTTATACGCTGAATATTATAGGTATGACAAATTAAAAAGGTTTAGCTTGTAGAAAAATTAAAATAATTAATAAAAGGGGGTTGATGTTATGAATGAATTAATGTTATTTAATAATAATGAATTTGGGGAAATAAGAGGATTAATTATTAATGATGAACCCTGGTTTGTGGGTAAAGATATCACAAAAACATTAGGGTATGAAAATCAAAATAGAGATATCATAAATCATGTAGATGAAGAAGATAGAATTATGTTAGATAAAACTCAATACGAAAATGGTATTGAGTTTGATTATAAACAATTAGGACAACGTGGAGGGTGGATTATCAACGAAAGTGGATTATATTCCTTAATTTTATCAAGTAAATTACCAAGTGCTAAAGCGTTTAAGTCTTGGGTTACTCATGAAGTATTACCAAGTATAAGAAAAACAGGTAAATATGAAATACAAGATTTTAATGAGTTTCCAAAATTATTAAACGATATGAATCAATTAGTTGAAGATATGGAATATAAGATTGAGGAACAAGATAAACAAATAGAAGAAATAAAACATTTAGTTGGTATAAGAGCTAAAGATGTATTTGATTACGGCAAAATAATTAAGGAACATTTAGGCATTAGTAAAGGAGCGATATTATGGGGAAGGAAATAAATAGAATAGGTGAAAGAAATTATAATAACTTTGGAAGTGAAATGGTGATTGTAAATTATAATGGATGTATGGACATTGATGTTTATTTCCCAGAATTTGATTGGATTTTTAAACACGCAAAATATAACAATTTTAAAAAAGGAGAAATTAAATGTCCTTATGAGAGAAGATTTTATAACGTTGGGTATTTAGGTGAAGGAAAATATAAAGTAAGTGAAAATGGTAAAAATACTAGAGTTTATGATACGTGGAAAGCTATGTTACAAAGGTGTTATTCTGAAAAAGAACATGAAAGACATCCTACATATATTGGATGTGAAGTTTATGAAGGATGGCACAACTTTCAAAACTTTGCTAAATGGTATAAGGATAATTATTATGAGGTTGGTAATGAAAAGATGTGCTTGGATAAGGATATATTATTTAAAGGAAATAAAATATATTCACCAGATACATGTATATTTGTACCAGAAACAATAAATAAATTATTTATTAAAAATGATAAAAATAGAGGAGAATCAGTTATAGGTGCAACACTTTGTAAAAATGGTAAATATCAAGCACAATGTAATATTATTAACCCAGAAACTGGAAAATCAAAACAAGAATATTTAGGATTATATGACAGTCAAGAAAAAGCATTTGAAGTTTATAAATACCACAAAGAACGTAACATTAACGAAGTAGCCGATTATTATAAGATACATATTCCACAGAAATTATATGATGCAATGTATAATTATGAAGTTGAGATTGATGATTAAAAATAATTAATAAAAGCATTGACAAATAATTTTATTATGATATAATTATTAATATAAGGTGGTGATTAGATGATTGAAAATGGGAAGATTTAAATTATTCCAGAGAAAACGTGAAATTATTAATTGATATTTGTAATGATTACAAGCCAAGTATTCAAATTAATATGTTTGAGGATTAATTACTCCTTTAACTAATGCAGAACCCCTTAAACAAGCATTTACAAGGTATTTTAGGTATTTCAATAAGAGTAGAGAACAGCTTATATAAATAAAAATTTTACAATATTTGTTACGATATGTAACATAATTTTTGTAAATACATAATATATATTAAAAAAGGGGTTGATATTATGAGCAAAAATATTATCAATGTAGCGATAGATATAGGCAATATCACATCTATTGGTGTGTCAAATGAAAAAGAAGTTGTTATAGAATCAAGAATAAAAGAATATTATGGAGGTATTGATGATTTAACATCACATGAAATTTTTGAATTTGACGGTAAAAAATATATAATTAACGAAGGAAAATTTGAATTTGATATTTTGAAATTTAAAAAAGATAATTATTTAATGTTACTTTATTATTGTATTGGTAAATGTACTGATTCAAGTAATATTAATCTTGTTACTTGTATCCCTGCTAGTAGATATAAATCTCGTAAAGACGAAATGAAAGAATTTATAAAAAATAATAGTAAAAAAACTGTAGTAATTGAAGGGAAGAAAAGAATAATAAACATTGAAAATATAGAAGTCTTTCCAGAGGGGTATGCATTCAAAACAGATAAAAATATAATGAATAAAATATCAAAAAATGCTGACACAACATTTATAGACTTTGGAGGATTAACCAATGATATTGTAGAATTTGATTCTGATATGAGATTAAAAAATGCTAACAGTATAAATATCGGATTGTTAACATTATATAATTCTGTAAAAGAATATATTAATATAACATATGATTTAGATTTATCTATTGAAGAATGTAAAGCAATATTTAATAATGAACAAATATTATTAGTTGATAGTAAATTTGAACATAAAAATGAATTAGTTAAAAGATTTATAGTTAATTTAATAAATGAAATTAAAGCTGTTTGTCCTAATTTAAAAAATTCAAATATATTCTGTTTAGGTGGTGGAAGTAATATAATAGGTAGTACAATAAAAAAACTTTATCCACAGACAATTGTTTGTGATGATATAAAATTACAAACAAGATGTTTATTAAATATAGCTAATAAGATATATAAGTAGGTGGTTTATTATGGCAAAGACGATTAGAGAGGTTAGATTGACTTTTAATGAAAAAGATAAAGATATATCTGAATGGTTGAAAGGTAAATCAAGTCAAACAGCGTATATAAAGGATTTGTTAAGATTGCATATGTTAATCGAACAAAGTTATTTAGCTAATGGTATGAATGTAGAACAAAGTGTTTCACGTGAAACTGTAAAAGTAGAAGAAAAGAAACAAGATGAGTTTGACTTTGATTTGAGTGATTTAGGTTTATAAGGGGATTAATTCCCCTCTAATTTTTAAAGCAGGATTTAAATAATAATAAAATAATAATCATAGGTAATTTTTATGAAGTTTATGTTAATATAGTAATATAAGGTGGTGATAAATAACTTATTAAAAATAATTAATAAAAAGTATTGACAATATAAATAAAAAAATACTATAATTATTAATATA